TACTGAGGATTAATCTCCTGAAGACGGGTCTTCTTTTCCTGTTGTGGATGTATTAGACCCTGTCGATGTTACAGTACCTGTTCCTGTGGTATTAGTTCCTGTAGTTGATGTGTTAGTTTGAGTAGTTGCAGTATTACTTCCTGTAGTTGATGTGTTAGTTTGAGTAGTTGCGGTATTACTTCCTGTAGTTTCTGTACTAGCGGTACTTGGTGCTGATGTAACTCCACCTGTTTTAATAGTATCTAAAGCCTTTACTATTGCTGCTGATGTTTTTGGTCCAAATCTGTTATCCGCGACTAAACCCGCATTAAAAGGTGCTTGATTTAATTTGTTTTGAATATCTTGAATTGTATAATTGGTAGTTTGCTCAAACAAAAACGTGTTATACCCAACTTTAAGATGCTTAGATAAAATTTGTCTTCTTTCTACTTCTGAAATTAATATTCTTTTTTTCATGTAAATATTTTTTAATTAATTAATCACCGCTTGATGCACTGCTTGTTGTTGATTGTACTTCGTAAGGTGTTGGTGTCGGCGTTGGTGGTTTAACTCCATTTGTTAGTAAATCCATTATTTTGTTTATAGTTGTTTGGTCCATAGAACCTGTTGGTTTATAGGTTGAATCCAATTCAACTATTTTGTTTTGTACATTAGATATAGAACTACCTCCAGTTCCTTGTCTATTTCCCTTACTTCGTCTATGTCGACTACCACTACTACCACCACTTCCACTACCACTTCCACTACCTGAACTATCAACCGCTCCCCAACCAGCTTCAGTAATCATTCTAACAAACTCTCTCTTCTTTGACTCCATTTGTGGTGTCAAATCGGTATTTGTTTTGTCCGTATATGCACCTGAAGTTTTTTCTAATTTACCCGCTTTACAAGCGTAATATCCAAAATCTTTCCAATTTTTATCATATAAACGACCATCACCTATAAAAAATATAAATTCATTATTATTTATATTTGCTCTTAAATAATCACCATACTGAGAACAAACTGGTTTTGTGTCAAAAAACATATCAGGACTTGTACAAGGATATTTTTGCTGAACCTTATTCCAATCCCAACCCTTACATCCGCCAGCGGTTGCTCCTCCTAGAGATTTTGGTTGCACCGTTTCCGCCTGTTGAATTAAATTTTTTAACTGTTCTTTAGCCTTTACTCCATTAGGACTTAATCCTACATAAGTAAAGGATTCAATTTCATTGAACAGTGTATCCCCTTCATCGGCCCTATACTGTATTAACAAAGCTTGTAATGCGTTTATTAATTTTTTATCATTTAAATTTGTGTCGTCAAGATACCACTGATTAATTAATCTCGCAGCAATATCCCTAATTTTCACTAAGCCACTCTCAGTCACATAAAAATCTAACGTATCAACAAATGTTTGAACGTCTCCACTTAAATCATTATCTTTATATGGGTCTTGTTCAGTTCCGGCAGATTCATTTAATAAATATTGATTTTTAGTAGCGTTAGAATGCATCTCTAAAATCCTATTTTTTTCGCTATCGTCCAAATAATACAATTTTTTCATTTTGAAATGTTTTATATATAAATATCTAATAAATAAAAAAAGGGAGTAAACTCCCTTTTTAAAATACTTTTTTTGTTTTTATTCTTTTGAAATTTTTCTTATTTCTACTGTTCCATCAGAGTAATGGATGTGGATTATATTAAGTCCTTTTTCAAGTATTGCTTCTTCCATAGTCTTATATCTTACAGGATTTTCATACAGTTTACTAAATTGTCTAACCTCAACATAATCAATATCTGATGTAACATCATTGTTTGTTGCGGTTGTTAATCTACTAACCGTACAATCAACTTGATTATTATTTAAATTAGTATCACCTGTTCCTCCGTTTACAGTTAGAATTGTAACTCTCATTATGTTAGTACCTCCAGGTTGAATTGCACAACTTGTCGAACTAAAACAAACCTGAGACGAACTCCAAGAAGCACCAATAGGGTTTGTTGGGGTTCCTCCTCCAGGTAAAAATATATATTGCCCCGGTAATAATGGTCCTTGCCAAGAAGTTGATGTGGGCCAAGTCAGCACTGAACCACAAGGACTTAATGGATTTGTATACCCTGAACAATCAACCCAAGTTCTTCTCCAAGTAAATGATGTAATAGGAACTGAACCTGTGTTTGTAACTTTCCATTGGAAAGATACTGCGGCTTGAGATGATGGAACTGTTATACTCCCTGATAATGGAGAAGTTATAATTAAAGATAAATCCGCACCTGTAACTGCCGGTTGAGTAATTGTGAAACTTGATTGTTTTGTATTATCTGTGGATATGGTCTCAGATACTGAACCCATATAGTTTACCCTACTTATAATGTATCTTAACCCTGAGGTATTTCCAACATTATATGTTAAAGTTTCAACATCAGTTGCAACACCACCTCCAAGAGTACCACTAGTTGTACCAATAATAATATCATCAGCATCACCCCAAGTTGTGTTAGTTGATAATCTATGTTGAGTCATCACATTAACCGCAGGGTATGAAGGATTTTGAGTTGCAATTGTTGCAGTGATTGTAATACTAGAGTTAGCAAGAACTGATGTTGGATTAATAGTTAAAGTATTAATTACAAAATTATGTATTTGTGATGGTGGTGGTGGAGGTGGTACATCTCCTCCCGGATTTGGTGTTGAGTTGATTGCATCTCTCAAATTAATTCTACCATAACCAAGTTCATTACTTCTTGTAGAATATGGCCAAGTTGGATTATTTGTATAACTATACCCACCAACTTTTTCTGCGGTTTGAGATAATATTTGTAACACTTGGTCATCAGTTAATTCCCAATTCTTATAAAAACAAAATGCCGCTGAAGCCGCAAATATCGGACAAGAGAATGATGTTCCACTTATTGAGGTGTAATCACCCGAATTATATCCTGCAGTTCCTGGTCTATCGACAGTTCTAATTGAAACGCCAGGTGCGGATATATCACAAATTTGTCCAAAGTTAGAAAAACTTGCTTTAAAGTCACTTTGTGATGTTGCACCAATACCCCAAACACCACTATAATTTGCAGGATACTGAGCGGCAGTTCCTGAATATTGATTACCAGACGATGCAACTACAACCATACCTTTACCGCCTCTCGCAGTTGTTCTTGCGGATTGAAAGGCGGCATCCAATGCTGATGAATAAGATGAACCTCCATAAGACATTGCAATTGCAACACAGGTTGGATTAGCCATCGCAGCATTAACACCATTAATTTGGATAACATCAGAAGTAAAAAAACTACCTCCATCAAATACTTGTGACATAATGTTAACTGGCATAACTTTTACTTTGTTATTACCAACACTACTAACACCGATACTATTATTTGTAACCGCCGCAATAGTACCTGAACAAGTTGTTCCGTGTTTGTCAAAAGAATTAACATAAGGAATATTAGTTGTACTGTTAACCGCATTAAATGGATTTGTTGTGTTTCCAGCTAAATCAGGAATAGTTAAATCAAGCCCTCCATCAAACATTGCAACACTTACTGTTGGATTGTTTGCCGGAACCAAGTCCCAAGCTTCGTCAGCATCAATATCCTTATCCGTAGATTGTTTAAGATGCCAACATTGGTTAAACTCAACATCATTTGGAATATAATCCAATTTCATTTCTACTTTTTGGTCTTTGTAGACCTCTTTAATAAACGGAAGGTCTTTAGATGACCTAACGAATGAATCTTGAGTTAAGTTTTCAGGTAGTAATACAACATACCATCCAAGCTGCTCAAAATTAGCAACAATCTGAGCGTTACTTCTTTGAATAAACGCTTGGGTTTGGGATTCCATTCCTTTTTGTGGAACCACCATTACTTGTCTGTCAATATTTTTGGATAGGTCATACTGACTATATCCAAAAATAAATGAGAAACAAAACGAGAGTAATAAAACGATTTTTTTCATTTTAAAGGTTAATTAATTTATTTATTTACTTCGTTTATACTTATTAAAATCCGTATAAACGGGAGTTTCGTTTTTGAAATAATATATTTCTTCTTTATTTCCATATCTTATTGTTTTTATGAACGCATCAGGAACTGTAGCTCCTGACGGAAGAATTAAAGATTTTTTAGAATACACCATTCTAATCTCAACAATAACCGATTGTTTTTTAGACAATTCTCTTTCATATTGTTCTAATAATCTCCACACACCTCTATTTAATTTTTCGTGTTGTAAAACACAATTTAAGTATGTGAATGTTAATTTAAGAGTTTCTTTATTACAATTAAAGTCGGCGGCAGGAGCCAAATGACCCTTATCGTATATGTTATTCTCGTAATCCCTGTTATCAGAAGTTAAAATAGAATCACAGGTATAAAAATCTAAACCTTTACGAGATATATTCCCATCAGAACATTTTACGTGATATTCAATCCATTTTGGTTGTTGTAATTTTTCAGAATAAACTATATCAAAAATAGAGGTTCTTATATAAATTGAATCTCTTATTTGTCCGAATGAAAAAATTGATAATAATAAAAAAATCTTAAAAAAAATAAACTTCATTTATAACAAATAATTTACTATAAATATCTAAAATTGTTTTCGAGTTTTGTTTAACTTTATAAATTAGACAAACAACAAAATAGTATAGACAAAAAAAAGGGGTTCATTATGAACCCCTTAATAATTAATTAATATAATGTTTAAAACATAATCTGTAAATTGGCGGTAATTGGTCTATTAGCAACAGTTGGGTTTGGTACAATTGCGGTTTTATACATAGGATTCACCATTATAGTTAAACGACTTTGAGCGTCGGTAGTTTTAGAGAACTGCAATGTTCTTTTAATTACAACTCCTACATTTGTAAAACCAGCTTTAGATTGGAAGTTTAACTGTGATTCACCTGTGACATACCCAACAAATAAATCGGCATTGTAATCTAAGTGATAAGTTGCCTCAATATACGCAGCTCCTCTTTTATACGCTTCATTTTGATAAAATACAAAGCTACCCCATAAGTCAATTCTTGATTTAAGGTCTCCTTTATATTTTAACGCCAACTCAAAAAAGTGATTTGTTGTTGCTTTGTCAAAATGGAAAAAAGAAGTATCTGATTGGGTTGGGGTGTTTTGATTAAAATAAACATCCTGTATTCCTATTGATGTGTTATACACATTAAAAAACATTCCGTTTTTAACAGTATTACCGTATCCATCTTTAAATTGATTGTATACAACACAAGCTTCTGAATTTAATGTAAACCAATCAACTGGTTGATAGTCGGCTTCCATTTTTATTACAGGTTGTTTACCAACGTCCATACCTCTCCATAAATTACTTGTCGCCATTCCGTATTCACTCGTAAATGGACTTTGTTTTTTCTTTGGTTTAAAGAATAACCCTTGTTCAGTTGTATCGGCAATTGAAGTTTGTCCAATCGCAAATATTGATACGAACATCATTAGGGTTAAAAATAAAATTTGTTTTTTCATTTTTTGTTTTTTAAAATTTATTTATAGTATTCATAAATATATAAAATTTTACCAAATTTGTAAATTACATTTGGAGATTACTAATTTTCGATATATATTTGTAAAACATTTGAAAACAAGGTTAGAACGAAACAATCCTAATCTTTAGGTGGGTTGGAAGACGATTAAGATACAAGGCCCACCTTATTTATCTCCATAAAACCAATTGATTTCTACCAACTCTAAATGGGTTTTCTTCAGATTCTCTGAAAACTGTAGTTATAATAAGCTTCCAATATGTCCCATCAACATGAACAGGAGTAACAGGAACCGCGAGCTCCCAATTTAATGATTTTAATATAAAAGATTCATCATCTTTTATTTCACCACTAACTATTTTTTCAGAAATCTCTCTAATAAATAAACTTACAAATTCTTTTAGTTCGGAATTTGATATTTCTCTTTGATTATACGAATCGCCCAATTCGGGTCTTGTTGCTCTATCAAAAGCATGTTTTTTCCTATCGACCTCAAAATTAAAAATTATTTTTAACTCAGAAGATATTTGAGCAATTCTTTTTTCTAATAATAAATGTTCTTTTATTATTTTTCTAAGTGTCATTTTACATAAATATCCCCAATTAATAAAAATAAAAAAGGTCAGATTTCTCTGACCTTTTTATTATTCTAAAGATAATTGATTATCTCAATTCTCTTAAGTCGAATGAACGAACACCATCAACTGTGATACGTCCGTAGAAACGGTTATTAACCATTTTCTTAGCGTAACGTGTCATGATACCCTTGATAGGTGTAAAGTTGAATGGATTGTACATAGTTGGAGTTAATTGAAGTGGTACATACGGTGCGTAAATGTAACCAGTATCAAGTAACGATGTACCTTTGTGACCAATCAATACTTGGTTTGGTGGGAAGTATGGGTCACGATATACTTGGTAACGACCAGCAAGTGTACCCACTCTTTCAATACCCATGTTGTATTGGTCTTGCTCAGGTGATGCGTTAGAAACGTGGAAGTATTCTAAGTCATCAAAGATTGCAGAAACCTCAGATGATACAACAATCCAGTTAGCTCCACCACGAAGTGTTGACTTGTGGATTTGAGCTGATAATTGGTTAATTGCCGTAATCAAAGTTTGGTTCCAGTCTTTCTGAGTGTAAGAAGTTGTGTTAGCAAGTCTTCTCCATCCGTTGTAGTCCCAACGTAAATTCCAAGCCGCACCTTTACGAAGGTCACGAAGGATTTCACGGTCAATTTCAGCCGCAACTTGTTCTGACAACAATGCTGTCAATTCAGCTTCAGCGTCAATGTTGTGGAATGCCGCAACGTCTTGAGCAAGTTCTGGTGACCATTGTGCTCTCAACTTTCTTTCAGTTACAGAAACTGTTACTGACTCAAGGTCGAAAGAAACTTCACCAATCTTGTCTTCAAATTCTAACTCTTCATAACGTCTCCAAGCCGCGTAGAACGAAGTAGTCGTAGCCGCAGATGTGATAGTTGCACCAGTGTAACCATCGATAGTGTCAGAACCACATGTAGGACATGCAGGACATGATAAGTCAACCTCAAGATAAATAAAACCTTGTGGTGAACAGATGTCATCATACTGACCACCATTACCTTGTGTTGGCCATGATGCTGTTCTTTGATTGTAGTTTGGATTAATAATTGCTCTACCGTATTGTTGAGTAACTACTCTATACAATAGAGGTCCTGATGAAAGTGCGCAAGGGCTACTAGGTGCAGTAAGACCTGAACCTGAATAAATGATTAAGTTCGATAAGAAAGATTCTGTATCATATTCAGCACCATCAGGAGCGGTAAGTTTACCAGCACCTGTATTAGAAAATCCTGAAAGACCGATAGTAATTTTTCTTGTGTTACCGGCATAAGAGGCTGAAGATGTTTGAGGTGCCAATGCGCCGTTTTGCCATGTCATAACAATACAGTTAGATGTAATTGCAGACCAACGACCTTTTGAATAGTCAAAAAGACCTGCTGGGTCAAGACCTGGCTCAGAACCTTCATAGAATAAATCGTAAAGGTTTTTAGCGTATGTACCATTGTAAGAACCGTTAGATAACGTGTAACCTGAATTAGGGTCACCAGGATAATTACCAGGTGAACCTACAGGTGCGTAGTGTTGACCTGAATTAACGTCATAAGCTCCAGTTCCAGCACCAGTACCATCTTGGTAACCCTGAATCTTTGGTACAAAGTAGAACAATTTACCGATTGGTAGGTTCATAGCTTGTACTGAAACGATTTCATTAGCAAGTAATTTTGAGAATACTCTTCTAACGATAGGGAATACAACAGTTTCAAAAGAACCTGATGAACCGTCTGAAGTTGCTTCGTTTATCAAGAAGCTAGCTTGGTTTTCATAAAGCTGAGCTACGTTCTCTTTTAGGTGACCACGAAGGCCTTCAAGGAACCCTAATTTGTCCCATTTGTTAATAGTATCTTCCTTGATAACTTTAAGGTGCTTAAGACCAATGTTACCAACAAGACCTGATTCTAATAATGCTCCCATTTTTTTGGTTTTTTATTTGTTTTTAAGTTTATTTTATTTTAGCCATCAAATCTTTCATTCTCAGGAATTGAGGATTTTCATAAGTTTTTGACTCAATTAAGTTAGCCGCAGAACCTGATGAAGGTGCTTTATCCATTTTTCTTTCAAAAGACTCATTCATTGGTTGTACGTTACTTCCTGATAACTCATCTTTGATGATTTTGTACAAATTCTTTGATTCTTTTAGAGTTTCAACACCATCAAATCTTCTCAAGATATTAATTTTTTCTTGTTTAGATGTTGAATGTTCAGTAAATAATCTTGTAGCGTATGCCAAGTTTGAGTTGAACACAGCGACTTCATTTAATTTGTTTCTGAACACGTTAAGTGCTTTTCTGTACTCCTCATTCTTTTCTCTAAGAATTTGTAACTCACCACTATCCACACCTTCAAACGTCAAGTTTCTATTAGGAGTGATTCCTTTTCTTAAACCACGTCCTTCTTTAGAACCATTTCCGTATGTATGTGAGGCTTCTTTTGTTTCGGATTTCTTAACTTTTGGTTTAATTTTAAATTCACCATCTAAGTTTTCACCCGATTTATCATAATCAAATTTTGGTTTGCCTGTCCCAACTGATTTAGGACCTTGTTTCATTTTAGTGTTAAATCCCTTTTCATTTACTTTGCCGTACTTGAATTTAGGCGCACTTCCCATACCGACACCTTTAGCCTTGATTTTTTTCATAGCTTCTTCGATATAGTTGTCATCTTCATCCACTTCTTCGTCGGTCATTTCAATTTCATATACTACATCGTCCATGTCTTCATCCTCTTCAACACCCATAGATGTTGTATCATCAGACATTTCAATTTCGTACATAACACTTTCGTCTTCTTCTTCGGAATCTCCAAAGTCGTGGTCTTCAGGGTAATCCATAAACACCTCTCCTTTGTCATATTTATCACCAAATTTATTACGAAGGTCAGAATCTAATTTATCCCAAGGGTTTGAGCTTGGCTCATCTAACATTTCTTCATCCTCTTCATCATATTGCTCATCAAAAATATTTTGTATAATACTCTTAACATCAGAGCCTGATTTATCAGATTCAAAATCGTCTTCAGCCATCTCGCCAGACATATCACCTATTTCAGAATCACCGAATAAATCATCGTCTTCCATCATTCCATATCCTTCCATAGCGTCAATTTCTGCATCACCCATGAACTCATCATCACTTTCACCAACAATCATATATTCTTTGTTTGATTCATTGTCCTTCAAATTAATGTTTCCGTTGTCATCTTTTGTTACTACAATTTGGTCATCGGGTCCCATTAATTGAAACACTCTCAAAACTTCAGCATCTGATTTTTTAGTTAAGTCGATAGGTTCATCGTCAGGATTATCTGTATCCATTTCCATACCTTCTTCGTCGTCCATTTCTGGTTCTTCCATTTCAGGTTCTTCCATGTCTACATCTGTTTCAACCTCATCCTCTTCTTGTTCGGATAAAGATTCTTTTACCAATTCTTTGATTTCTTCCTTCATAGTAGAAGCAAGTATTCCTTTTGCATTTTCAGCAACCGCTTCTTCTAAATTTTTCATAGAAAGGATTGCCTCTTCAACTAAAGATTTTTCTTTTGCCATTTATTAATTTTTTTATATAAATATATCAGTAAATTAAAAAAATATTATTTATTAATTTTTTGGCATAAAAAAAGGAGGGGTTAACCTCCTTTTATAAATAATTTATTCAAATAAATAATTATTCAATTACTTCATCAATTTTACTTTCAACAATTGCCGTTATTCTCCAATCCTCTGAATAGTTCTCAAAAACTTTGGTAACTTTTGCCTCAACGTCAGTTGGGGAATAACCTTTTACCAATTTTTCTTGTCTGAGTTTTTTAATTTTTCCTGTTTCAGCATCAGGCATGTCTGTCGTAATTTTAGCTACAAAATATTTTTCGTCCATTTTATTGAGTTTTAATATCCCAAATAATCGTTCAATTTTTTCATTAAGTCAAGCGATTTGTTACCATTTGACCCAACTTCTCTTTCCATCCTCATATTTTTCTCATCGTCAAGATTTTCTTCAAAATTAAATCTATCATCAGGATTTAAGAAAAGATACGCACCTGGTGTTGACGGGGATGACACTAAATCAAAACAAATTAATTCAAAGTCATCTTGAACTTCATTTTGTTCTCCAACTTTTTTTAATGACCCAACACCACGAGAAGAAATTCCAAGTGTTACACCTTGTCTTAAATAATTTGCAGCTAAATCTCCTTTAGTAGAACAAACACCTCTTTCATGAAATCCTGGTGAAGTTAATAATTTAATTTTACCCATCAACACAGGTCCTTCCCACCATATATCTGTGATAGCATGAGAAACTCTATCTAAATCAATTAATGATGACTCAGGGTGGTTTAACTCAGATAGAGCGGTTCCCTTTGCAATCATTTTTTTATAATTCTCGGCTTCTCTTTTTAATATTTTTTCAGGATATATTCTACCGTTTCTATTTGGTGTGTTATACTTTTGTAATACAGCGTAAAACTCAAATGGTTTTGAGTGGTCTAACATTTTGTCAGATTCTCTAATAAGGTTTGCGTTTCTGGCTTCAGTTGGGGAAATATATCCCGCATCGTATTCTATTAGAATACCTTTACCCGATTGACCAGGTTTTAGAACTTGCATATTCATTTGTTTTAATAAATAAATATTTAGTTTTTCAACTTTGTAATACAGGTTCTTTTAATTTGTTTGTTTTGCGAAGATGAAACTTAAAATGTTGGTTTTTTGAAAAATTAGATGATATTATATCTTTTGTCATTTTTTTCAAAATATCCTTTAATTTTTTTGATTTGAAATCAATAACAACTTCCTTAAAATATAAATTAATTTCTAGGTTTAAAAATGATTTTTTTCCCTTTACAAGTCCGCTAGCTCTCAAATCCAAATCAACTATAAAATTATCTTCAAAAATGTTTCTGTCTAAAATTTCATAAATTGTGTGTCTGATTGCCCTACTTAAGTTTAGTACTACTCTTGTCCAATTTTCCGAATCTATTATGGGTTCTACCCAAGTTTGAATGTTTAAATATACAGATTTAAAATTTACGGAATCTACTGTGCCGTAAATTACTTTAGCATTTTTAAACCCCACTATCGGTGAAGTTTTTCCCTTTTTCATCAAATTTCCATTTTTCCAAAGTTTATTTTTAAAAAAAATAAGTATATTTGCCTTGCTAGTCAAAAAAAATTGGAAAATTAAATTATTTATATTATATGTTAATTGTAAAATTAGATAAAAATACTAACATTGAGAGAGCTCTTAAACTTTTAAAAAGCAAGGTGATTAAAACAAGACAAACGTCCCAACTTGTAGAAAGAAAAGAGTATGAGAAGAAATCTGTAAAAAGGAGAAAAATGATTAAGAAAGCAAAGTATGTTCAAAAACTAAGAGACAAAGAAAATTAAATATTTTCGTTTAAATTCTTAATTTTGAAGTAAGTAAACTTATCGTACTTTTCTGAAATAACTTTTTCTAAAGTTTCTTCTATTCTTTGCTTTGTTTCTGAGTCACTTGAACTTTCTTTAAGTGACTTTAGCTTTACCGTGACCTCTTCCTTTAAAGTATCAAACTTGGTTTCTAATTCTTTGTCATCTGATTTTAAAAAACTCATAAGTTCTTTTTTCTCAGATTCATTTAGATTATCAACATAATTAGAGATTGTTTTGTTTGCAACATTTACCATTGTACTGATTGGTAAATTAACAACTTCTTTTTTAGGTTGTGATTTTTTCTTAAGAGTTTCCTTAATTAATTTTTTACCTAAAAGTCGTGATTCAATAGTTAGAACATCTGTAGAAAATAAATCATCTATGTGAGAATACTCATTTTTAGATTCTATTCCACTTACCCATTTCTGTAATTTTAAGATTGTTGAATCTTTAATTTTATTTACAGTATTCTCATAAATTGTTATACACTCGTGAATATAATCGTCAACAACGGATTCATTTAGACCCTTGTTTGAATTTAATTCATCGTATAAATAAAAAAGTTTGGATATATTCTTATCCTCCAAAATGTATTTCTTAAAGTTTTTTAATTCTTCTTTAAAAGTTTTATCAGAATACGATTCCAGCATCAACTTTTCAATTTTTGATTTTAATAATCCAAACTTTTTCATCTTTTTTATTTTATAAATATCAATCTCGTAGAAGTTTGCTCAATTGATTCTCCATTTCACCTAAAGAATTTTTTGCTCTAGATAAATCAATGTATGAATCGTCTTCAGTCAAACTATCGTTTTCTAAAAGAATTTTTAAATTATCCCTTTTAAAGTTTTCGGGAATTGGAGGTTCTGCACCTCCTGCAGGTTCAGGTGATGGTGGGGCTCCCCCTCCACCAGGAGGCGCCGGTGGGGCTCCACCTGCGGCAGTCGCTCCTGTTACAGAACCATATAACTTATCTACATTATCAAATATACCCGTATGAGTAATAATAGTTGCGGTATTAGTTAATTCAGCACCAACCGCCTTTTCAATTCTTTGTTGTTGTAAATCAAGTTTAATTTCTTCATCACTAAATCCAAGTACGTGTTTTTTAGCCCAAGAAACTGACACAGGTGCAATACCCTCAATCGCCGTAACTGCGTCTTTATATAAAAGTATTTTTTCCTTCCAAACATCAACTTTCAATAAATCCGCTTGGGTCGATGGATTGGTTAAACCTAAGGTGAAGTTAGATAATTCATCTTCAAACCCCATTAAAAACAGGTGAATAATCGCAATCTTATTTAATTCGGCAATCATACACTTTTGAATTCTGTTTATGGTGCGAGCAAAACGTATGTCTTGTAATGACAAATTTTTACCTTCACCTACAACCTCTTCAAAACCTAAAAACGCTTTAGGTACACGTAATGCAGTCAATAGTTTCTTTTGGATGTATTCAATATCAGCGATTTCAGATAAGTTTTGAGCGCCAGGTAAAGTATCGATTGGAGATGCTTGTGCTGGGTCACGAACAGGAATAAAATAATCTTGGTCAACCGCCATTTGATTAAATCTCATATCAACATTACCTGTCTTTGAGTCAACTACTTGGTCACGTTTAAACTTATTTGCAACACGTTGTACATAAGCTTCAACATCCTTATCATCCATATTACCAACAAACACCTTAAACACTCTTCTTTCAGGGGCTCTTGATGTTCTGTATATCAACATAGCATCTTCGGATAATAACAATTGTTTCCAAATACGACGAGCTTTTTCCAACATAGAGGTACCATAAGGGAGTTTTCTATCGTCACCAAGCAATCTAAAGTGAGCAACTTCCCATGAATTAAATTCCATGTCTTTTGCTTTCCACTTAAATCTTAAACCTCTATTTTCTTTTGGTTCATCAACATTTTGAGTTTTTGCCGGCATTCCCCTTTCCAATCTTTCAATCTCAATATTGGGTAACTGCATACAACCAACAACACCTTTTTCAGGGTCTAACTTTAGATATACAAAGTTATCTCCATACTTACAAGTGTTTCTTGTCCACATTGGTAAGTTGGTATTAAGGTCAAGTGCGTTATTAAATAAATCAGTTAAAATTCCTTTTATTCTTTTTGATTCAGAATAAATTTGCAACATATAACCATTTTGGTCTACAGTTGTTGATTCTTCTCCGTATATGTCTAAAGCTGCAGAAATCTCTGGAGTATATTCCATACTCTCATAGTCATAAAATGAAGCCAAACGAGTTGGTTCATAATATACGGCTTGTGTATACAAATTACTCTCAATCTTCGTCCATTGGTTTGCCAAATAGAAAGTTTGTTGAGCTTGTAAAAGTTCTTTTTCATATTCTTGTTTTGAAGTGGTTTTGAGCAGCTCTTTCTTATCAAATTTATATGTAGGATAATCTTGATTTAACTGAGCGTTAGGTCCAAAAGCCCTTGTTAACCTCTGCCAAACTGTATACTGATTGTTGTTATTTTCCATTTTAAAAATTTAGAACTTACTATGGATAATTAAATAGTTTAGATTCTTATAAATATTATCTACCACCAAATAACCACGCATATTTCATATAATCGTCTTTACTAATATTATTACCATTAAATTGATTTGGTCTATCTGTTGAAACCGGTATGACCGGATTAAATGCAATTTGAGCACCAACATTTTCATTATTACTAACAGACCAAGATTCAATCATAGCCTTTGTTTGTTCTGTTACTTTTGTAAGTTGTGAAAATGATGATTCCGCAACAT